TAAACAGGTTGATTGTTTACATAGTTTTTACCATTATTACCCGCATCAGTTAGCGCGCCTATGGTTATAGTAAATGATTGTAATGCCATGTTTTAGTCTCTCTTTCCGCGTATTGTTGCGTCATTGTCACCGATAATTGTAACACTATTTCCGTTGCTGCGTATTGCGTAACCCGCTTGGCCTGCTTCGCCGCTTTGTAAGTTTGAATCAGAGTTCTCACCCCACGCGCCAGCGCTTAATCCAGCCAAAGAACCAGCAACTGATCGCGAGCCGCTAACGCCATCTATACCAGCATCTTCGTCAGTCTCGCCCTCGACTATTGCAGAGCCGCCACTGCCACCAATGCCACCGATATAACCCTGTCCACCACTGCCGCCATTGCCGCCACTTAAGAAAAATGGATCAACAGAGCTATCTGCTATTGAATCGGTTGACGGTGCACCGCCACCCCCAGAGTAAATAACACCCTGCGTTGCATCTATTATGGTTGGCACTGTAATGTTTATTGCGTCACCACCATTAAGGCCATTCAATCCACTCGCAACAACTCTTCGGGGGTTGTCGTTAGGGTTTGGTGCTCTAGCAATTGGCCCTGCCGCACCATCGCCACCAGCCCCGAGAATTTGCCCGCGATGAATCACCCTAAGTGTTACGCCATTGTTTTGCGCGCCAGTATCAAAAGCAAAGCCGCTCGATGATGTTGCGCCAATAGTTACATTTGAAGCAATAAAAACAGTGTACTCGCCAGCGTCAGTGGGTGCAAATTCGTCACTTAATACGTAGTTTTCTTTATTCTCATTGATAACAAAATCAAAGTCCTGCTCATTTATAACGTCTTGATACGTAACAGCTTTAACTTGTACCTGCTTGTTTTTCATATCATCTTTAATGCTAAGAATTTGCAGGTTTTGCGACATTGGCTGGCCGTCATCATCTATAGATAATTCAGTCTTTACGTTTATTATCTCGCCTTCCTCAATCTTGCCGCCTGATACATTACCGTAATTTTCATAATCTAGTGTAAATGTGTACTCCTGTGGTGGCTTAGTGTTTACATTTGCAATGCGCGACACGCCGCCAACAGCAATACTCACATCGGTATCACTAGACGTTAAAAACTTGGAGTAAAACGTTTTATCTTCTTGAGGCTCAAGAGTGCCGACTGACTCAGTTTGCAAATTTATTGATTGAAATAGTATTGAGCTGTTTTCATCATTAACTTTTTTACTTGCATCAAATGGAGCAAAGCCGATTGACGCGCGAGTAATTTGATCTTGATATTTGTTATCAATGCGTACGCTGTCGCGCTTAATATCAGTATCTGTGATGGTTACAGGTTGTTGCTCAAAGTCTCCGACAGCTTTAATGCGTATCTTTTTTGCAAGCTCGTCAAAGTATAAGCTGATGTTATTTTCAGCCCACGACCTAATTATCGTGTTTATAAATGACTTAATGCTTTCAGGCTTTGGCACATAAACTGTGCCGCTGTTATTTGGCACAGTTGCAGTTACAGCCGTGTAATCATCATAAAAACGACTCTCTATCATGGTGCGAGTTTGCAAAATGTTAACAATTTCAGTAATCGGGTTAAAGTCAGTTAATACTAGGCATTTTTGAACAGATGCGTTTATTTTGTGGTCTTTTTGAGTGCTACCACCAACCCCTCGATTAACAATATCCAAAACGCCTGTCGCGCTATCATTTACAGTGTAGTCAATTAGCTCGCTATCAATTAAAACCGTACCGCTTTCTGTGTCTGCGCCATACTCGCCAACAGCAAAGTTTTTAAGCGTAATTTGAGTTGACGTATTATCAATATCGGCTAGCAATACTCCTGCACTAACATCGTGAGTTTTAGCTTTTGCTTCCTCAGTAAATATAAGTGGATCAACACCGCGAACAGTAACAACATCATCATTGCTGATATTGAAGTCATCAATTATGTACTCTCTTGATATGCATTCATTTGGATCAAATGTATTGCCAAACGTAAACCCAGAGTAAACTATCATTTTGCGATTTCTTAGATAGCCACCAGTTCGAGCGTGTAATTTACGCAAGTAGGTAGATCTGCTATTTCTAACACTTGGGTATGGCACAGAATAAACATCATCATCAGTGTTGTCGCTGATAGTCACTGTTACACTCGCATTTTTTGCAATCTCTTTACCAGGCTTTAAAAGTGTCGGACTGTGACTTATTGAGCGCAATCCGTTGTAATAAATCTCACCAGCAACTAATTGTGTATCGGTTATCAAAAACTCTCTAGTTACATCAGCGTCAAAACTGTCATCAGTTGAGCACCCTTTACCGTCTGGGCGCTTAGGATAGCCGCGACATGAGCCGTCAGCCTCGCCGCCATGCAAAACTCTTATCGCCCGCCCGCTTGTTATCGCTTCCGCAGTTGTACCTAGTTGCGCTCTAGCTGTGATATTTACAGTCGTAGCGTTAACTACTGAGCATTTAGCTAGCTCATTACCAATCTTTATATATTCGTTAGATTGCGCTGTAAATATAGTTAAATCGCCACCTGATACGGATACATTGCCCGTGTAGCTATCTGAGTAATCACCACCCGAAACAACTTCGCCAGCAGCAAGCGCTTCGGGCGTTGAGTATTTGCAAGCGTTTGGATATATAGCAACAGCTTGAATTACCTTTGTTCCGTGTAAGCTTTTATTGTTATCAAATGCCATTAGTTATACCCCACCATCTCAAAGCTGAATGTTGCAGTGTTTGGGCTTGTGTATCTTGGCGCTCTTAAGTTGTTGGGGTTTGCGTGCTGTCCGAAAATGTTTTGATTCGCCTCGCTGTCCCACTTCATAAAAAATGGTTTACCATCTTTTACATGGTGCATATAGTCAATGTAATTTACATTAATGTCATCAAATGCAATGAAGTCAAAGTCACCGCTTTGCGCGTAACCAATTTGCTTGCGTCTTGAGATTATGAATTGCCCCGTGTTTGATTGAAAGTTAACGACTTCATCAATATTGTTAGAGTTTGCAGGAGTAAAGCCAACATTGGGCATCCTGTCAAACTCCCAAGACTTACCCATGTAAATAGTGCCAATGTATAACTTGGAGTCAAAGTTAAGCGTTAGGCGTTGCTTGCGACTTGATACAGTGCCAAACTTCTCGCAGATAGTGCGTAAATCTCCAATAGGCGTAAACGTTGCCACCACTTCCCACGCGCCATTGATTTGCGCTTCAAGCGAACCAACTAGGTTAGCTGTGCGCCCGTTATGAATAGCAATACCAATATAATCAATATCAATATTAGCAGTTTGGGTAAACTCAATAACGACTGAGCCGCTAGTTATAGATGGGCTATATTGCGTATTATCTCGATAGTCTAAGCAGTTAGAAAAAGGATAGTTTGAATCCTCTTGTTGGCCGCTTACTGTTGATGTTAGGATCGAGTTTCTAAAGCCTATAATGCTTTTGCAAATACCGCCTGAGCTATCAATACCGCCGCCTGGACCATCCTCACTGCCAAGCACAAAAACATTATTGCTCATCGGTACTAAATCGGCACTTTGTACCGAGTCAGTAACTATCAAGTTGTTAAATAAGTTATCAGCCATTTATTAATCCTGTGCGTTGCGCTTGAGTCTGCCCGCTGTTACTAGCTAGTATAACATCATCATCGCTTTGCAGTAATTCGGTTAACTGTTGCTTAGTTAAGTATCCACCACTTTCAAATCCTCGCAAGTCAATAACCCTTCTCTGCGATTGGTTTTCACTCGCCTGCGCTGAGCTTCTAGAAAACGCCGCGCTAGTTGATGGAGCGCTAATGCTTGGCGTTGTTGTACTGCCTGAGCTTGTGCCTTTTATGGTGCTAACCAGTGCAGCCCCTTGAGCTGCTACCTGTGCTGCAAAACCTAAGTTAGCGGGGTATGGATTATTTAAGGCTTTAGCTACACCAGCAGTTATATTGATTATAGACTCTGCAATGGCGAATTTCTTTTGCGTCTTTTCAGATTGACTACCAAAAGCGCTAATTAATGATAGCGCTGAGTTAGCAAAGCCAGAATAAGCGCTTATGCGAGCATTTAAAGCTGCTTGATCTAATTGTTGCCGCCTTGCGCTACCCTCCTCTGTGATTTGCGTCAGGGTGTTTTCAAACTCTTGCGCCGCCAAAACCGCCTGCTCTCTTAGTAGTGCGTCAGCTTCGCTTTTTTGTTGATCGGTCAGTGATTTATTTTCAGCAATAGATAACTGTCTATCTGATATTGCTTGCAATCTCTGCACAAAAGCTTCTTGCTCGGTTTGCTTTTGCAATTCTATATCTATTAATAGTTGAGCTTGTGCGCGCTCAAAATCAGACTTTTGCAGGTCGTTAGCGCCTTGGTAGTATTGCTGGTAAATGCCTTGCCTAGCTAGTAATGATTGCTGTATTAACTGGTTTTCTCTTGTTAATTGCTCAGTTAGCGCGCTGTCTTGCTCTACATTTCCACCGCTAGCACTTGAGCCGCTTGGGCTTGCCTTACCGCCAATGCTTGATAGTGATAGACTTCTCGCTTCTCGCTCTTTTCTGTATTGCTCTAGTCGCCCTCTTGATTGAGATAAGAATTGCTCTTGAGCTTTATTTTCAGCCTCTCTTTGATCAAAAATAGACTGTAAAGCCGCTTCTCTATTTTGATCAATAATCTTTGACTGTCTACCGAATGCCCCGCGAGCTTGATCAACACTTACATCATCAAAAGGATTTAATGTTGCTTGCACAGCGTCAGCGTAAGAGCCTAGCTTGTCAACAGCCGCAGTAATCTCAACAGCAATAACCTGTGTAAGCGTTCTAATATTCGGGATTATATTCAAGAATGCTTGCCCGACAAATTCAGTGGTTGAGCCTGTAGACATTTGAATAGACTTGCTCAAACTATCCCAATCATCAAATATAAATGATGTGGTGGCTTTTACATCGCTAGCAACTTGCTGCAACTGGAATCTAAACAATTCCGCAATCTTACCAGCCGCGCCGCTTGCGATTGAGTCGGCGAGCAAGTCAATAGAGTTAGATAAATCTATCAAAGAGTCTGCAAACGTTTCGCTTGCCCCAGTTGCTTCGCTAGTTAATCCGATCAATCTAGTTATTGAATTGCCTGCAACCTGCAATCCGTCAGCAATTGTTTTTGATGCCTTATCGAATGCCGTATCAAATTCTGGTAGAGCCTTTTGTAGTGCCGTGAATACTCTTTCAGTTGTTAACTGACCCTCAGAACCTAGCCTTTTAAGCTCGCCAACTGTCACGCCAAACTCTTTTGCTAAAGCCCTTGATACTGGCAATGAGGCTTCTAGTATCGCTCTTAACTCCTCACCTTGCAGAGCGCCAGAACCTAAACCTTGCCCAAGCTGAACAAGTACGCTTGAAACCTCTTGAGCGCTTGCGCCGTTAGCTTTAAATGCTTTAGTTAAACCTTCCACCACATCAAGCGATTGCTTTGCGTTAAACCCAAAATCTGCAACTGAATTTGATATACGCTGATAGGCTTCCGCGACACCTTCAATATCAACCCTAGCCTCTTTAGCTATTGAGAATATAGCCTCCTGAACCGCTAAGGCTTCTCGCGTTGTGCTTGTCGCCTGCTTTATCTGGTTATTTACACTAGTCCAAGTGTCGGCGTACCTAGTCAGCGCACCAGTAGCCAATGCAGCAGCAACAGCAGCCGCAGCACTTGACAGTCTAAACATTGAATCTGTGGCTTTATCAGCGCTTGCGCCAACAGCTTTAACAGATTTATTTGTTCTGTCAGCTTGATTTCTTGCGCTACTTCCCTCTAGGCGTATTCGGATAATTCTTTCATCAGCCATATTTTTTGGCCTCCTGTTTCTGCTTTTCGTAAAACGCTTTTAAGTGCGCTTCGTCAATTTCAAAAATAATCTTTTCAAAGTAATCATGTTCGAATCCATGCGAGCCATTATTTTTTATGTAGTCAATTATTTGACTCTGCTTAATGTGTTGCGGGCTTGCCATCTGCCCCACCCTTTCGCGCTCTCTGTCTAATCTGTAAAAAGCACCAAGTAATTCCTGCGTCTTTTCCGTGAGATTCGGCTTTTGTTTTTGTAATTGCTCGAGCATTTTCTTTAAATGCGGCGATAAATGCTTAACAGGTGTCCGCAGTAAAGTGTCTAAAGTCGCTTGATTGCCACTTGAATCCCACGCTAACGCTTTTTTAGTTCTTCTATAGCCTCTACTGCCTCATCAGCTAAATAAGCGTAAGCATCGCTCGCACCGTTGATTAACGTTGGCACTAGAAAGTTCCTGTGTGACTCATCAAGGAATATTTTGCGGCACGTTTCGCGGGTAAATTTTAATTCTTTACCGTTTTCATCTTCTAAATATCCCCACCCAGTAACACCATAATTACCAAGCCAATGAGCAAATAATAAGTTGTGATCAACGTGTCGAGGCGGGTTAAATCCGTAAACAGCTTTTCTCACTTCTTCCATTTGAATTTGCTGCTGATGCGTACCGACTCGCAACACATTAAAAAATAAATCTGCATTATCAGGAAATGGATAAATAGGAGCGCCATTTTTTAATTTATCAGGGCACTCTTTGAAGCATGATATTGATGCGCTTACTTGCTCGTTTAATTCTTGCTTGCGTTTACGGAAAAACATATTTCTACTCTTATTAATATCAATGCTTACATTCTAGCAAAATAAAAAGTTATATGCTTATAGCTAAATGTTATTTAGATTTATTGGTGTCAGGTGATATGTTTAAGTTGCTTTTAATTAATGGAGTTTTAAAAGTGGATTATTCAAAGTTAAGTGATTTTGAAATTAATAAGCTTGTTGCTAGAGCTATAGATGGTATTAGTGTTAATGATTCAACCACAGCCATCGACTGCTATTTGAGTGCTAATAATTCAAATAGCGTAAAATGGTATAAAGTTGATTTTTGTGATCCGTCAGAATTTGAGCTTTTCAACCCATGCAACAACCCATCAGATGTGCGGCCTATAATTTTAGATTATGGCATTGAGACATCTCCATTATTTAGTGGTAAATGGAGAGCCTCACAGGTTGCATCTTACACGTTTGGAGAGGATGCAATTTATGGTTTTGAATTCGTGGATGAAAACCCACTACGCGCCGCAATGATTGTATTTCTAATGATGCAGGATGGTAAAAAATGATCGGTTTTATCTTATCTTGCTTATGGGTTATCGGTGCGAGCCTAGCTGATTATTATTTATACAATGACGATGTTTTAGGCGTTATGTTTTGGCCTGCGTTGATGGTTAACAGCATGGTTTGCGGAATGTTGTATTTAGCTTTTAGAGGTATGAAAGTAGAAGCCCCATAATAGGGGCTTTATTTTTTTAGAAGCTTGAGAAAACCCTAATGGTTGTACCTGTTGTCGTGTTTTCTTCCGCGCTAATGTTTAGCGTTGAGTTAGAGAATCCTGTTTCCATAGATTGCTCATGCTCAGATAAATAAGCCTGCTCAACTTGAACAATCATAGACTTACCATCATTCCACACAATTTCAAAAGCCAAGTCAACGCGAGAGCCTGCAAGGTACAATTCTTCCCAGTAGGTCGAGTCTGAAATAAAGTTTTTAGCCACAAATGAGCCTGTAACAGCAAATTGACGACCACCTAAACTGTTGCGTTTACAGCCAGCCGCAGCGCTTGATTGGTAGCCGTTAGCGATTTCTAAGCTTGCAGATTTAAGCGAACATTCAGCAGGAGCACCATCAAGCCAGAATTTTTTGAATTGATTCTCTACGCCTGCCGCTTCGCTTGTGTCGTCCGCTGCATCGGTTTGGCCTGCGATTGCTAGACGGCTATCTGTTGCAGTTTCCCACAAAATATTAGTCGTAGCAGTCATTAAATCAGATTCAGGCACTTCAAGCGTTAACGAGTCGATAAGTCCGTCAACAAAGTTAAAGTATGTCGTTTCGCCCGCCGCTGATTTATCTAACTGCCTACGCTGACCCAGGAAGTAAGTCGGACTTAAACCGTTTGCGTACTTCTTACTTGCAACTGTAATGCTTGCACCAACTGCTTCGGTTGTTGGTGGAGCTGGGCTTAATGTAACAACGTCACCGACAACATTAGAAACATGGTAAGTAATATTGTTTTCATCATCAGTTGCACCACTGATAAATACAAAATCACCGATTGAAAGCAATGAGCCTGCGCCTGGATATGTCACACCCGCAGCAGTGATTTCAACATCAGTGCCAGTGTAAGAGTTATCATCAAGCTCAGAATGAATCGCAGCAACAAGTAGATCTTTTGTTTGCTGAAATACCTCAGTCGATAACTCTGCCGCTTGCTCGGAGTTGGTTTGAATGTTTTGCTTGCCATTCTGTGAATTGCTTAAAGTGCTTGAAGTTGTTGAGCTGATTGATTGCTTAGGAGCTCCGCCAACTCGTTTAACTTTAAAAAACTCAGGAGTAGCATCAACTGTGCCTTTAACTGTTTGAGCTGATAAGTAGACGCTAATATCTTCGCCTACCAACTCTCTATCTGTTACTGTAGTGGCCATTATAAAATTTCCTCGTAGTAGCCGTTGACATTAACGTCAACTCTGTAAAATTTTGAATCTGTTAATTTGCCAACAACATCAATAGTCGCTGTTTGCGTTTTGTATTCATCAAACTCAAGTTTTTCAAAAAGCGTTTGAATCTCTGATACAGTTGTCATTATATCAGCTCTTTGCGCTCTATTTGAATTTGGTACGTTAACCGATATTGTGTGGATGAAGTATTGCCTAATGCATCGCTTTGTATCTGGCGCTGTTTGCTGCCTTAATCCTAAGCCCGTTGATTGCACTAAATGCTTTTCGGTTTTAGTTGCCTCTGGCCCTCTGTCTAGATTTACGACATTAGAAGCAGCGTAACCAGTTGGTAAATTCTGCACCAATCTAAGCTGGAAAGCTCTTGTTAGATTATTTAAATAACTCATTTATTAACCGCCGCTTGTATTGTTAAGCTTAGCGCCTTTGGTGGCGTTTGTTTAGAGTAACCTGTTTCCATAATTCTATAAGCATAAGGTAAATTGTTTTGCACATAGATTGCCGGATACTTAATAGGTTTTGCCGTTGCTATAACGCTGAATGCCGTGTTTATTGTTGAATTGCCTGTTAAGTCTTCGCTATCTATCTCAGAGTTATCAGGAGCGCCAACGCTAGCAATAAAATTAGCTCTTAACACACCTTTATCAACTGCCGCTTTTCTAACTAGCTCTTGCTCAATATATAAAGCAGTTTCGCGAGTCTCTTTGTTAACCGCATCTTCCAAAAAGTCCGATACGTCAGCGTTTGACTCATTGCGCCCAGCCATTAAATAACTACCCGCACAAAATAAGCAGCGTCAGCCGCATCGCTCATCACTTGAACTATATCACGGTCTGCACCATCATAGTTGCAATAGTAACTTGCGTCAAAGTCACCAGGTACAGGTGAAGAATCAAGAATAACTAAATAAATATCACTCGCCGTAACTTCACCAAAAATATTCTCAGCCGTTTTAATGTCGATGGGTATAGCGCCAACAGTTTCACTGAATTTTGTTTCAGTGTCAGCAATTGGATCATAACCAAGATCTTTTTTAATAGTAAAGTCCACTTGAAAATCAGCGAACTCATTAAAAAGCTCAACAGCTAAAGATTGAAATTCACTTTTAAACGTAGCCATTAGCTATAACCTTTAGCGACCATAAGCGCGCCTGATTGATTTGCTAAGTACGGTCTCAATAATGCTGTGATTCTGCTTGTGTCATAAGTAACCGTAGGAATTGAACCATCTTTATATTCGGTTTCCTTTTCTAGCGTTGCTAGCTTTTTGCGCTCTTTGATTACCTTGCCGTTAGCGCCCACCGCTTGATCAACAAATAAATAACCAGTTAAAGCTTGCCATGCAGCCTGAAACGCACCTTTTGAAATATCAGCAATAGATACTGACGTGGTCGGTAAATCCATTGCTTGAGACTCATCAACCTTGCTACCTCTAAATGTGTAAGTTGGGTCAATATAAAAAAGTGAGCTCTCAATTAATGCCGCTTCAATCTGTTCATCTGTATAACTTGTGTAATCACGCGCTAACGCATCAGCTTGCGCCTTAAACTCTGCTAGTGTTAAGTAAGAATCTGTACCAACTGTGACAGCCATTAAAAACTCCAATCTTCTTCAATTATCGGCCAATCTTCTTCGTTAAATTCAATCATGTTAAGAGCCTATAATGTTTTTATTGCTTTTGATTATAGCTTATAGCTAAAGGTTATTAAACATTCAAATGATTATGGTCTATATTCGAGTTAGTTAAACAAATGGAGATAGCTATGAAAATTAAAATATTTTTGCAGTCTTTAGCATTAACTGCTTCTTGTCTTTGGATGGTTAATGAAGCTTTTGAGCTTTTAATGTTTCACGGCATGTTTTCGCTGTTAACTGCATTAACGGCAATTGCAACTATATTTCTGTGCGGCGTCGCTGTTATTGACAGTCAGATAGACCATCAAGCGAATGAAGAAAGCCCCGATTAATGGGGCTTTTTGTTATCTTTCCTCTACCAGGTAATATCCATCAGTTTCAAAAGTAACACTGTTAGTGGCTGTGTTATTTGTCACCTGTAACTTTATGTAGTCATTTTGATCTAGCGTTGTGTTTATGTTCACATCGAAAAAAGCAACATCCCTTGCGCCCGTGAAATTGTTAATTGGTCTAACTTGATCTAAAACAGTTGCAAATGCTGAGGCTGAGTTATCCCATTTCAAAACCCTCAAGGTTAGAACATTATTTGCTGTTGACGATGCAGACATTGAAGCTACAACTTTATACTCCCTTGGGTTTATGCCTATATGTCTGAGCTGGCCTCCCACAGGGTTGTCAAAGTGCTGCAAGTCAGTAACATTCCACGCCACAGCATTAACATCTTCAAAAGTACCAGCCGTATTAATTGTTGTTGCAGCCTCTGCCGCAATAGCAATCGCACCACCCTCAAAAGTATTGGGCATACCTACATTGTTAGACCACGCGCAAGCTAAGTCACCTGCTGTTATATTTGGTGTGTAGTTTGCGTCGGTTGCATCTTGTACGCCCTGCCTGCTAACTATCGCGCCATCCACTTGTACTGTTGATGGGTTTGGAAAGTTAGCGGGAGCAAAGTCAAAGAATGAAGCGCTAGCTGGTAAGTCTAAATTCATGTTAGTTCTAAATCGTGAGGCCATGCTAAAGCCAGCCCCTGCCTTGAATAGCGAGTAAGCGCCATCGGCAAGGCTTCTAACTATTGATGCGTCGATAAAATACCCGCCAACCCAAGTGCCAGATAGTGTCAGTTCTGGTTTTCCGCCAAACCTACCGGTTCCACTTTCAAAGCCTTGTCTGTACCCGTTTATTTCACCAAGAGATTCGCAGTTGTTATAGTTGATCCTGCTAAACTCAAAAGCATCAAAACCAGTTGCGCTAGTTAAGTCATATACTTTTGATGTTGCTCCTGTGACCTCTATCGCGTAATCCTTACCAATCACATTACCGCTACCACCAACGGGCGAGGTGAACATTGTATAGCCTGCTGCGCTAGATATTAGTTTGGATGTGTCAAAGTTATAACCAGATAAGTATAGGCCGCCCGCTGGCACTTCAATCGACTGAGACCCCATATCCACGACACCGTCAATAAAATACTCTTTGGTGCTATCAAGTGTTCCTGCAAGGTCCGATGCTTGCTTTACAACAACCCTAGCATCATAAGCGCCGCTAATATTCTGTGTTGCTGTCAGTATATCTGCTAATAGCTCGTTTCTAGTTTCATCAACCATATCAACCTCCTAAAGCTGCAAGCCAATCTTTTAATAGTTCATTTCTGTTGTTTGGGTCGGTAACAGTGCCGCCAGCCGCAACTACAATTTGTTTAAGTAAATCATTCCTCATAATTTCCTCGCATAAAAAAGCCCCACTCAAAGGTGAGGCTGTTAAAGTTAAACATTGACTGGATTAACCTTTGACTGCACCAAGGCTAACAGCTTTATCTACATAGTAAGGCTCACCAGTAACCTTTAGATCTTTAAGGTTTACAGTGTTGAATGATACAGGCGTTAGCTTGTACTCAACCTGTTTACCTTTTCGTTCACATTTTGCAGTCAATACAATATCAGTCTTGCTGTATGATTTTTTAGTAGCCATTTAAGACTCCTTACAGGGTTGTAACTACGACGCCAGCAGTGTCTTTGTGGCCTAAGCCAGTAACACGAGACCAGTTTGCAGCGTTCGCTAATGCAGCATCGTTAGGTTTAACAACTGAGTTACTGAAAGTGTAACCCTTAATACCAATCATAAATGAACCCTCCGCCTTTAACAGCTGTCGAGCATTTTCTTCGTCTAAATCGGTTACGTTATATGAGCGCATATCTCCTTGATCTTGAGCTGACAGAGCGCCAGAAACTAAACCTAGTTGAATGTAGTTTTCTGTACCGGCGTTATCAAAGTGTAGCGCATCAGAGTCAGTCATAACCAATGGGCGGCCATGACCGTCAGTAACAACTCGAATGTTGCCAAAGTCAAATAGATCGTTAGAGTTTGCCACAGCACCGGCCCAAATATCTGTTTGCGACTTAGAGTGCATAACCCAGCATACGATAGATGATTGACGATCACCGAACTTGCCTGCACCTTGAACAAGGCTTGCAATTGAAGCAATACCAGCCGTACCGTCGTAGTTAACGTCTGCGTCATCCATCGATGCAACAGCTGAGTACAGAAGCGAGTTAAGCATATACTGCATTGCACCCGCTGCAATATCCTCACCGAATAAACGGCCAGCTTCACGCGGGTCGCGATTTGTCCAGTCGAAAGAAGTATTGGTGTAAGTAATGTTAGGCGTACCCCAACCTACTTTAATGTCAATTTTTAACAGTTCTTTTAGTGCGTGCTCTGTGGCTGCTGCCGTTGACTCTGGATCACGATTGCCGACAAGAGAGCTAAGATTCTCAAAGGCTGCCTTTTGGTGCTTATCACCAGCCACCGCCATTGTATCTAGCGTAATAGCTCCGCGTGTTGCTTGGTTAAATAACTGGATATTTTGCTGTAATGTAACTGCAAATGCGCGGTATGCGTAATCATTAAACAGTTGAAAATCGCCTAGTGCCATAATGGACTCCTAAATTTACTTTAATTGTACGTTATCCAAGTAAGCTAGCCTTTCTTCGCCGCTCATCTTGGAATAATTATCTTTATCATGACTATTTTGCGATGGTTTGATCGCGCTATAGTCAGTACCACTAGCTTTTGACCCTGCCAAATGATTTTGCATATCAGGGTCAGACTTAGCCCATTTTAACCAATCGTCATGATTATCAGCTATATGCTTGCCATCTAAGTCTTTATAGCTTGCGACTACGTTACCGTCTTCACCAAAGCCATAATCAACTAATTGACTCGCTGTTAACTGACTGAGCTTGTCGTTTTTAGCAAAGTTAGAAACAATGCTTTGAACAGAAGCTTGCTTTTTAGATGAAAGAATCATTTCGTTACGTGCGCTTAGTTGCTCAGATAACTCTTTGCGTTCACGCTCGTATTTAGCTTGCTCAAGCTCTAAAGCTTTTTTAACGTCTCCAGCCTCTTTTGCTGCTTCAATTGCCGCTTGCTCTTTTTCCAATAATTTGGCCTGCGTTTCTTCTTCTAGCTTTTTCTTTTCAGCTAGGAGTGCATCTTTATTGGCTTTTAAGCCTGCGGTTTCAGCTTCAAACTTAGCTGTTAGCTCTTGCTCTTGCTTAGCTAGCAATTCTTTCAATTGCTCTTCTGTGTACTCTGCCATTTAGAATCTCCTGATTAAAATGGGTGTAGCCCTGCTACTGGTTAATAATTGTTATAATGATATAACTAAAGGTTATAAGCGTCAAACTATCGTCAGATATAACCTTTTAAAAATTCATTCTTGCGCATGTACTCGAGTATTTTCTTATTCTTCTGCGCCATTTCTGCGAGCGTTAAAGGCTCACCCATTCTGTTGGCTAAAGCATCTCTGAACTCTTGAGCGCTTAATCCTGCGTTACGGAATATCAAACCTCGTGATTTACCAAGCACCTCATCTTGCACGTAAGCAGGTTGTCTTTTCAGCACGTCATAATATTGCTTAGTTGCGTCAACTTGCCCTGTTTCATCTTCGAAGTTAGCTGAACGAGTTGAACCTGTGCGGTTTAGTTTGTCATTGTAAAACTCTGCTGTTATCTGACTGCGACAGCGATAATGAAAGGCTGGTTTGGGATTGTAGCTATCTGAGTATTTAAAAGTCTTACCGTCAAAATACCGACACGTTTCAGATGTTCGAGTATCTAAAGTGGCCAAGATGGTATAACCCCATATGATGTCGTCATTCTGTCTAAATATTTCATCGCGTGAAGTCGAAGCAATGTGAGTTACTGCAGTTCTAACAATTGACTCAGCTTCTCGCCTTGAAGCATCAATAATTCCGTCAGTGTACTTTTGCGCTCTAGTTCCGATGATGGTTTGAGTCATTTCTTGAAGTGTTAAGCCTTGAGAGAATCCGCCAGATATAACGCTTGCAACTTTGCGACTGTTATCGCCTAATCGCTCTATCATCTCGTCAAAATCAACAAATGAGTTATTACCGCCAATGGCTAATGGATTTTTAGTTACTGCCGCCCACAGTTTTCTATTTGATGGTGATTCAACAATTACATCAGTGACTACGGACGCCTGAATAGCTTGCGTGATAAATTCAGCCTCGTCAGCAGATAGTGCTTTAAACTGCTCATAGTAAAGCGCTGTGATATCTTCGTACACTTGCGCTGTCTTTGTCTCAACATCATCTAAAAGCTTTTGATATCGCTTTCTAGAGGCAATGGTAGCACCCTCTCGATTGATACGCTCACGTAGCCACTTAGCAAGCTCTTGGAGTGCTTCGGTTGTTTGCTTGTTTAGAGATGAGGCAAAGCGCTGGTCTAATATACTTCTGTTTGTTAATGCTGCGAAAAGTTCTGGAGATTGCATAAAAAAGCCCTAATTTGATATAGGGCAATTATAGCATGGCGGGGAATTGGGGCAATTAAGGTTAGCTTTTACCGAAATCAGCAATAACAACTTTAGAATCTGATTTTGATGTCATGTAATCGCTCATTTGATTGAACCTTCTAGTCATGCCTTTATTGATTCTGTGAAATATTACAATTGATAAGAAAAGCGCAGCCGCCACTAAATACTGCTGAGACAAAACCAATAAGACTAAAGACGCAACCCTCACAGGTATAACCACAATTTTTTGATAGGTGGTAATCTCGCCATTGAAACTAGTTATAAGCTTATCTTTCAAGTAAAAAGACTTGTCGCTTTCTTGATCAAATTCAAAAGCTAGGTAGACGCAATAAGCGCCAGCAATGGAAATTAGTACAAGCAATGAGAATGCGTATGCTGAATAAAGCTCAAGCAGTCCTTCATTATCATAGTAAACGCCAGTTATTAGCGCTGCAAACATTGCCAAGTTAAATACTTTAATCATTTCTACTCTCCAAATTTAAATAATAGTTATCATTAGACCTTTAGTTGATACATCAAACAAATAAGGTCTTTTACTGTTATGTTAGCTACTCAATATGCGAAACAGTTTTTAGAGTTGTCGCTCCGATACATCACGCCTATATGAATTTGTTAAATTCGGCTTATGTGATCACATCAACATTAACTCGCTTTATCCTCGGTCTAAAAGTCGACGCACTAACCAGTGTTATTTTAAATTGTTGGTGTTTTGCGGTAAGTACCGAATGCTTAATCTGTGGGAGTGTTAGAAGGGGTTGTGACTGGCGGTCATATTACCAATTTCGACCTTACTCGTTTTCGGCGGACAAACCACCAGACACAAAAAGGACACTTACAACTGCGATCCTCTAGGTGGAAGAGGGGCGAAACTTGACGGTTATAAAAACCCCTAGAATCGCATGTGTAAATATCCTCAACCGACTTTTCTTTTAACGGCTTCCACACCGCAGTACAAATTATACACCACATAACCAACAGCGCAAACCTTAACCACAAACTGTGTAAAAGTTAAATACCGATTAGTTATATGTATATTCCAATTTGTTATTTCACCACAGCAAAATAATCTAATAGTATTCACCTATCAAAACAAACGGAGTAAATAAAATGACAGACAACATATTCGCACCAGAATCAATGAGTGATTTATCATTCACACAAACAACTATGCACATGAAGCGTTACAACGCAGCGCAAGATCCAAGTCATCCAATGAAGACACCTGGAAACCTTGCCGCTTGTCATAACAGAAAGATGAAGCGCGTTATTATTCGTGAAAACGGTGTGATTGTTAGTGATAAATTCGGTTATGCAAAGTCAAGCGCAAAGAGATATAAATATGGCTCGTAAGAAGAAGTACAACAAAATGAAAGGCGCTCTAGCTTGTGCTAGGGCTGGCCTTAAAAATCTAGCGGTATTTCATAGTCAAACTGATGACAATGAAAAGTACACGGCGCATATGTTGAATTTTAAAACTGGTCGCTGTATTGATGTTGGATATTCAATGGCGCAAGCAGTGTCAAAAATCCGCCACCTATGGAATATTCACCTAATCGCTGTAGGTGTGGAAAGTAATGGCAAGTCACGCTTTGAAGTTGAAGAGGTAAAGCTTACTGAGCCGCTTTTGCAGTCACAGCTAGTAGATTACCTCAATGAAGCACACGAAGCTCTTGCAGAGAGTTTTAGAGAGCGCAACACGCTTACTAATTTGTGCTGGTTAGCTGTGCCTAATGGTGATTCAATCAGCAATGAACAAATTGATAATATTTTAACAGTTAGAAGAGCTTGGGCTTTAACCGAGCTTGTTAGTGGAGAGTAAAAATGAAGAGTAAGTATAACAATATAGGAAGTATGCTATAATAGGATTTTGCTTGCGAGATTGCTATGAGAAAGAGTAGATACGGTTTTGGCGTGAATGATGCCGCTTACAAGGTTACGGATAGAAATTCTGGGTGGGCTTGCCCTTATTACATTAAATGGAGGAGTATGATAAATAGATGTTACTCAAAAAAGTACCAGGATAGTAAACCTACCTATATTGGGGATTCAGTTTGCAATGAGTGGGAATTTTTCACTCAGTTTAAAGATTGGATGAGCGGTAAGGATTGGTATGGCATGGAGCTTGATAAGGATTTAATAGATTTTGGCAACAAGGTTTATTCCCCAGAGAAATGTTGCTTTATACCTAGAGCTGTAAACGGCTTTATAAGGACAAACCCAAGATCAAGCAATAGCGGATTTGTTGGTGTTCATATGATAAAGAATGGAAAGTATGAGTCTCACTTTAAAAATCCAATTACAAATAAGATTGAGCATATAGGCACTTACGATAACCCAGAGTATGCTCACGAAATGTGGAGAATTAAAAAGCTTGGTGTTGCCAAGAAGATGGTTGAGTTAGGGATGGTTATCGACGATAGGGCAAAGTCTGGCCTACTGTCCATATTTGAAGAAGAGAATTGGTATACAAAAAACATTAAAATTTATAGAGGTGAAAAATGAAATTTCCATACATCGGCAAAAGCTTAAAAACAAATGCGGTGATTTTATTTTACGGGCAAGCAAAAGGTGCAGTAATCGAAGCTAGTAGCTCAGCACTTAGGGGTGTTTATGATGGCAATTGTATTAACGAGGAAGTATTCAAAAATATCACTCGCGAATACCTAGCTAACACCTACGGCAAGATTGAGAGTAAAGAGCATGCTGAGTTTATTGCTAAGCTTGCGAAAGCTAACGGGATAAGAGTTTGCAACACTTGGTATAAAGATGCTTTTTTTTGTTTCTTTACTGATTGTGACAACCTTAATGTGCTTTTGTTCTCCTTGGAAAGCACGGCACGCGATAGCGGCGAAAAGCTAATCACAATACCTTTACCACCTAAAACCCTAGCACCAACCGCAACACCAGAAGAGGAATTTGAAATGCAGCAGACTGAAAAGAACAACGGTGTAAAAGTAAACGTAACTAACAACACTAACAGCGTAGTTCAAATAGTTAAAAGCGATGATGAAAAGGTTATTTCTGTTTTTATTAATGACCTACCAAACAACGGCGACAACCTTTTATCTGCTGGTGAGTCTAAATCAAACTTAGAAGAAATGGTTTACGATGCAAACAAAAAGAATGCAGCGATTAAAACACTAGAAAACATTGGTTATAAGTTTTGCGGTGGTGAGTATTGGAAGCCACCCATTGGCAATCTGCCAGATTTTATTGGTAAAACCAAAGAAGAGGCTGAAAGCAAAGATTGGCCGCAAGTTGGTGATGAGGTTTTGTATAATGGTTCATCGAATAGATTTAAATCAATAAAAGGGGCGGTTTCAAAAGTAATTGCAAAATACTCATTTGATGGCATTGATTACATAACTATCAAAAATGAATCTGATGGTATTTTTGCCATGGTTTTTGGCTCATGGATTAAAAAACCAAAAACACCAGAAGAAGAGTTAAGCGAGTCCATCTTAAAATTCCTTGAAAGCGGGAAAACCTACGATAGATTAGCAGAGGCAATCATTAAAGGTGAAATAAAAGGTTTAACATACAAACCATAACTAAAAAGCCCCAATAACGGGGCTTTCTTTTCTAGTCTAAATTCATATTGCCGCTAGGTATTTCATTACCTAGCCTCTCCTTGTAATCCATGGCAGTATCAGATTCAATTGTAAGGTTGTTATCCTTTAAGATTCTGAATAGGTACTCGGACGGGTAAACGCCTTGGAAGTGACCTTGGAATAACTGCTGCAATGACTGAGCGTCAATTTTGTCATCGTAGAATTTCTTGTTTAACTCTAAGATAAACTCATCAGCTTCGCCAGACTGATTATTAAACATCATCATCCATTTGATTACATTCTTATCGCCCGACTCGATGTTATTCACAATTCCGCTCAAGCTAGCAAGACTTAAACCTTTTCTAACCCTTACGCTTTCCGCAGTCTCGTTTTGACCTACAGTAATAATCTGAGCGCCAATCTGAGCCATTGAATCAACGTCTTTATCCATTGTTTCGAGCAGCATTGAATCAACACTAATCTGAGCTAATCCAATTTCACAGCCAACATAAGCAGAGCCACCGAACACAGGAGAGCCACCTTCTGCAATGCCGTTAATACTCATAAACTCCTGCGGTGATACGCCCTCGTTTAAGCTAAATGTTGCAGTGGGCGAACCGAACAACCAAGTGGCCTGCCTCATAGTTGCATCAGAGTTAAACAATGCAATGTTAATCTCAGCTATCTTGTACAGTGGCAACGGGTCAACGCTTGGCGTGTTATCAATCGAGCCGTAAAACTGAAACGGGATAAAATCAAGCTTTTGACCATTACCCAAGGTTGGCTGGTAGATAATCTCGTTTGTGCCATCGTCAAGCTTCACGCTGTAATAACCATCAGCGTCAATATAAAGCTCATAAGAAACGTTAAACTCAACACGATTAGGCGAGCCATTAGAAAAGTCTATTTCAGTCCTGCACTCTTCCAAGCGAACATAGTTTAACTGCTTGCGTCCGTTTATGATCTTCTCTGACCAATCTTTAATGTGTTCAGCTTTAAAAGCTTGCGCTCTAGCGTACAATTTGTTTTGCTCAATATCCGCCGCGGTTTTACCTTCTGCTGAACCAGGATAATCAACCCAAACACCATAACGACCAACTGAGCAAACTTCTCTAAGCTTTTCTTTTAAGCTGTCGTAGTAGCTATTACCTGAGCGGGTAAATGTTTCAGTAATGTAAGATATTGACTCGGGCAGGTCTTGCTCTTGATCATCTAAACTCTCACCTGTTAATTTATAAGGCCGCATCATTGCTGCACCACATAAAATATCAAGTGTATTGCCTACGTAGTTTTTGAACACAGCTCGATTAGCAAAAGCATAATAGGACTCATCGCTAATGTCAGGCGCTCTTACTATGTAACCATGATTTACGCTTTGTTGATGTTCATACACGCAGCTAGCGCCTCTACAAGCTCGCTGTTTTACCATGTCATTTATACAGTCGCGCACTAACTGATATTTTTTATAGTTGAGCGCGTATTCTGGATTCACTAAATTGTTAGCATTCATATTTATCTCATTTTTAAGCCGCCAGTCCACATAGGCTTGATTATAGGGTATTCGTAGGCGATATAATAGCCACCAGCGTCGTTGACGTCTTCCGTACCATCCTTGTCTGGCTCGCCTCTATCATTGTAAACTTGCTGCTCTAGCTTCTCTGTGTAGTGCGGGCAAAGCTTAGTATTAATGAATAAAGTGCGCTCACCTTTTGAATTACAGAAAGCTGCATTCATTGAGTTAACCCTGTCTTTTACAGGTGGGTTCTTTGATTTTGCTCTAACTGTAAAGCCTGCATTTTTAAGTAAGCTTATATCAGTCTCACTTGCCCCGACTGATTTGCGGTTTTTGCCTGAGCTGTCAGGGTAAACATAAATAGTATTAAGCTTTTCAAATTCACCCTCTGACACCTCGCGCCAGTATTTACGCTTAATCAACCTAATCATTTCTGGAGTATCATAAGCATCTATAAACTCATCAATCGCATGAGGGTTACCGTTTCTCAAAACATAAACAACTGCACACATGCGGCCAACATTGAAGTCCATGCCGATGTAAATAGATTCACCTTGCTGGTATTGCTCAGTTGAGTTATTCAACCGCCTGTCGAATTGTGGATAGACTGTCCCGCTTGTTAAGTTAACAAAGTCACCATTCACATAAGCATCAACTAAGTTACCAGGATAAGTTGCATATAATTTATCAATGTAATCATCTGGCAGGTTTTTAGCATTCTTTAGCGTGCTAGCTTTGACCAGTGAGTAATACTTTTGCATTTCTGGCTTTTCTCTTAGTTGTTTGACAAAAAAGTCATACATCCAATTAAAGCCCTCGGGCGTAGTCGTAAAGTCAACGGTGTTAACCTTGTAATCATCACGAACAGATGACATTCGAGCGACTATCTTCTTCCATGCAGCATCAGCCTTGGCTTTTTTCATGGTGTCGATTTCATCAACCAAAGCATGACTAATATCAAAGCCTACTATCCTGTGCGCATGCTCCATTGAGCGACACTTAACAGTTGCATAGCATTTGCGGCCAACCATTAACTTAGCTGTTTTACTTGATACGTTAATATCAACCCAACACTGCACGCCAACATGATGAGAAAAAGCCTCACCAACTTCTGCAATTGTATCGTAAAAAATATCTGTGATTTGTGGGTAGGTCGGCGCAAAGTAGCCAAGCTTAATGCCCGGGTAATTAACTGCCAAAGTCCAAAGCCTAAAACAACCAACAAAAGTCTTACCTGCTCGATAGCCGCCAACATAACCCCTAAATGGAGTTGTTGAGGCTATAAACTCACCTTGAGGCTCGTTAAGCCGTATACCATCACTTAGAGGCATCAACAATTCTCACAGGTATAACGGTAAGCTTCTCATCTTGATCTTCTTCTTTAGCGACATGGCCAGCTTTGTATTTGATAGGCGCCAATCTTTCAGCATCCCACTCAATAGCTCTAACCTTCTCTTTTACTAGGTTGCCCCAGACGTTATAGTTAAAGCCTTCTGGCATATCGCCAATCTTTAATTCTTTAATTGCTGAGTCTATTACTTGGTGCCTTTCTTCGGCTTTCAGGTGCGTTCTAAACTCTAGAGCCTGTGCATATCTCTCCGCGAATTTAGGCTTATTTGCAAGCCATTTATACAGAGTGCTGTTAGCTGGCATTTCTGGGTCTTTAACGATACTACAAACAGCCTCGCCATTCATAATTCGCTTGATTATTTGAGTTGCAACCCTAAAGTTGTATTTTGTCGGTTGGCTTTCGTTTAACTTCGTCATTCACTCATTATCTCCTGATAATTAAGCGCCCTATCTCCTGATAGAGCATCTAAGTTATTATAGCTTATTACAGGCAATAAAAAACCCCGCCATTGCGGGGCTTTGATTTGGATTTAATTCCAGGAATACTTTCCAGTTAAAACAAAATAAACAGAAATCGGCCAAAGCAACGATGAGACAAGAAAGTCAGCAAATACTGAGCTAACACCGTGCTCTCTTACCATATCTTGAGCTGCCTCCTTGAATCCATTTTTGCAATTGATTAAGAATTTGAAAAAATTTATTTCTTCACGTCTTTTAATGCAGCCTATAAGTGCCATTAAACAGATTGATGAGCTTATAGCTGCAAATCCAGTACATACCCACCACAAAGTAATCTCTATAACATTCATTTTAACTCCTTATTCAACTCTTCCGCCCACAACGACAAATAACTAACACCATCAAGCAAGCTATCATCATGCAGCCTTGACTTATCGCTATTCTGCCTTACAACTTTAACGCAAGCTAACAACAAGCAAACATCAGAGCCGCTTAACTTCTCACCTGTTAAAGCGTTAAAAGCTTTTGCCGCTGCATCAAATGATCTCTCACCTGTGCCACTTGAATCGTATTGCTTACCCCTTTCCGCTTGCACCTCGATACACTCGTTAAGGTAATCAACAGATGTTTTAATCTTCTCTTTCTCACCATTCAGCTCAATCATTTTTCTTCTCCATTGTTTAAATTAACCCAATCTTAATTCATTAATTGAAGCTTTAGAAATAACTTATTGGAATATAGATATAACAAAACCGCATTAACGCGGTCTGTATTTTGAGTGTGATTTTTTGAAGTCTTTTCTTTTCTTATTCATTTTTAACTTCTCCCTGCATTGGCAGTTTAATTGCACCAGAAGAAATGCTATTACTCACAACAAGAACTAAGCAAACTATAAATATCCAAATGCCGTTGCGAATAAAGCCCGCTTTTGTTTCTTGCTCATTCTTGGACTTATCCCAAACAGGTTTATACTCTTCCCTGTCTGATATGCGCTGCGTTTTCATTGCCTGGATTTCTTGGTTCATAGCAGCTAAAGCTTTATCTTGAGAGTCCATTCTTTTATCTCTGTGCTCATTATCAGCAACAACTTTAACTAATAGCTCATTGGTTTCTGTTAGCTTGTGCGCTATCTCTTTCAAGTCTTGATGTATTTGTTCGTTTGTTGCCATAGTAAGTTAAGTTTAAAAATTCACCGTATTTATACCTATAGTACAATAAATAGATTGTTAAAACCAACCTGCCCGCTGCGTACATTATCAATGAAGTCGCCCAGATGCTTTTGAACTCGTCGCCAATCAATAAGAGACAAAAAGAGAGATATATAAATGATATTGACGTATATCTCATAGCGGTTAAAAAGTGAATCATAAATATTGTACCATCCCAGATATTCAAATATCACTCCGCATCCCATTGCCAGAGTTACAGCGCTTAAAGCAAAAGCAGGTATGCAAGCGGCCTTTTTAAGTTTGTAATAATACTCAAACATATATGTTGCTGATATAAAACATAACAACCAGTAGACTTCCGCAGGCTGTGCCGCTGTTAATATAAAAGCTATATTGCAAATAACCAGGTGAACAAAAACAGGGTAGCTGTGAACTTTAAATGAAGCGATTAAGAACACAGCTATTAAAGTTACGTTACTTACGCTTTTTACCGCTACCTGTGCGGCGTTTAAGAGTAGACATAAATCATTCTCCATGCTTATCGTTCCTCGGTGGGTAAATGTTAATGGGTTTTAGATCTAAGGTCAATTTTACAACAGATAATAAAAAGCCACCTGTTAAAGTGGCTTTGCTTACTCTCGTTCAATGTATACACCATGGGAAAAGCGTATTTGGTACTCCAAGGCGGATTCGAACCGCTCCTTCTTCCGATTATGAGTCGAGTGCATTAACCTATTATGCTATTGGAGTATCAAATAAGCTCTAAATTGGCAAATCTTCTTCATTACCAAGCCAGCAATTTAAATTAAATCCACCCATAAAATATTGGGCTTGCTTTCTAGCCTCACCATATTTTCCAGCAAGATTCAGCTCAATCATTAGTGATAGTCTAGACTTCCTCATAAAAACCCCTTTGCTGATTCACATCGTTAGGTTTACACGTTCGCCAAAACGTAAATATTCAATCCTCGAACTACAGTCTCCATTATTAATTAAAAGATTATAGTTTAAGGTTTTCTAACTGCTATCTCACGACTGTAGTTAATTTGTTACAACCCACTTTAACGCAAGTGAGAGCGAGATTTTATCACCTCCAATCTATTGAGGGCCGTCTTTCCGTAGCTGTCAAACATAGATTATCGGGCCTTCTGTCGTTGAACCCGATGAATTTATTATAGCAAAATCGGTGAGTTTGTTTAATACCGTTTTGTTATATGCTTATTCTTTTTCGTTATTTACCTTATAGCTAGTTACCAACCATGCAGGCGCTAAGATTTTATAATCTCTGCGCCAACCTAAAGATTGAGCGGTTTGCTTTCCGTTTACGTGCTGCTCTCTCTTTCTGCATTTCATTTACCTAAACCCTCCAAAACCTCACTAACAATTATCGTAGTTTCAACATAAGCCAAGTTATGATCTCTTCGCTTAATGCGCTTTAAACCAAGCTTTGCTAACATTCCAGAATAAAACTCAAGCTCAAACAAGCTAAGCGCATTTTCACACGGTACAGCAACCTCAATGTTGCCGCTTGATAACTTGTCACAGTAATCTGCTTGCAATGGTGTCATTTCATTCTCCATTTAACTTTACCGAATTTAGCATTTTAAATTCCAAGGCTAATCTGAGCTTTATCAGCTTGCTCATTCCATTCCTTAATGTTTTGCTCCTTTATCTTTCTGTACTTTTGCAGCTCAGCACCCAAAAAGCTTGCAACCCTCTTGTCGCTATCTATCTTTTTTACCAACTCATTTAATGCGATCATTGAGCTTTCAATGCCATTATTATTAATTGCCTTATCAAAAGTCTGAATAACCTTAACTTCAAACTCGGCACTAACCCACATAGCGTACTTGTAAACCAGCTCTTTACAAATCCATGTACCTCCACCATACCTGCCCTGCCTCTTTGATACTGGGTTAAAACCCCGATTCTGGTGTTTTAAAATATCTACCACATTCTTAAATGACTCTGACCTCATAAACTTGTAAGGCTCATACTTCTTGTTTCCGCCAGCGGATTTGTGCAAATCATTTAGCGAAAACCTTCCGCTATCATCCTTTTTAATCTCGATATCATTTATAATCAACTCTTTCATGTTTAACACCTCTACTTATTTTTAATTATTGTATATCTTAAATATTAACCATGCAAATATTTAAATGATGATTATTTATAATCAAGCATCACGCCGCTCTTAGCGTAGTAAGCCTGTATATTATCCCTATATTCATTGTGCTGTTTCGTATTGAACAAGCTGCTAACTGGTAGTAATTCCATGTAATTAACTTGCTGTTCATGATTCCAGTTATAAAAACCTAGCTTGTTAAGCGTCCATGATATTTTATCTTTGTAATTTTCATCCTGTAGCAGTATTGGTAGCCCGAACATCAATTTACAAAAGTTACGCACTGACTCGGTGCTTTCTCCCTCCAGCTTTGCTATATGCGAGTACCAAACGTAAACCTGTGCGTTAGCTGGTAAGCTTCTTTTGCTACTCCAAGGATTAGCGGTAACTTGTACCGCTTCGTTTTGACTAAGCATAACCTCAAGAGCCTCAATCAATGCTGATTTATTGCTTGTGACTAGCTTGTATTTTTCAATCACTCTGCAACTCCTTTAGCTTTTGCTTGTAATCTTTTTCAATCTGCCAAAGCTCATCGACTGAGTATTTTTTAGGCTCGTGCGGGCCCTCTAACCATTCAACTTTTTCTAAACCTATCCGATTGATTAGCTCTATTCTGTAATTGGTTAGGTTGCCGCTTAAGTGGTTGTTACATACTGAACACTGTTTCCACACGTTGATTTCACAAAAAGCAAGTTCTGGATTACTGCCTTTTGGTTTGTAGTGTCCGGCATGGTATTGCCCTTGATGGTGACGACCACAACTAACGCATGGTAAATCTTTATCTCTTTCCCTGATAAATGCATTAAAGGCTTTCTGTGCAGCTCTTAGAGCTTTCGAACGATCAGACTTACCCAATTGCCTTAACTTACCTTTAATCTCTTTCCTATCGGCTGCTATGGCGCTTTTAAATACCTGTTTGCGGTTTTTCTTGTCCTTTGTGTATTCGATTGCGCATTTAGGCGAGCAGGTTGTTTGAAAGCTATTTATTGGTTCGTACAGCTTTTTGCATTGCTTGCAGCGTTTGCGTTTTGGCTTGTTCATCTTCTACCCCTTACCAATCAATTTGTTAGTGTATTCTTTGCATATGCTGCTCACTCTACAGCCTCAATCAATTTTATACCCCAATCATCAACAATGCCTGTTTCGTAATCAGTGCTAATATTGGTTGCCGTTAACTCGTAAATACCCTCATCCATTCTGTGCATATCAAGCTTTGGAATATCATAAAACTCATCACATATTAAATCTTGCAATTGACCTTTTGACTTTCTCTTTAAAAGCTTAAATTTGCACTTGCTAACAATCTCATTGTTGTGCATGTAGTTTTCTTTTGTTAATCGACCTATTAATTTTAATTGCTCACTCATTACCCTCTCCTACCAATCTAATTTTATACCCATGCCTTTCGGCATTTCTTTGCTTGCTTTATGTGCTACTGCTGCGCGCTCTGAATCTGTTAATTTGCCTTGTTGTGGTGTTACTCGCTTTGGCTTATTGCCTTTTTCGTCTGGCTTCCAATTCTGCCAGCCTATCGCTTTTAATTGTGCGTATAGGTATTGATTCATTACTCTGCCTGCTACGTTTTCCTTTTTAACTTGGTTAGGCTCTGCTTCGTATGCTTCTCTGTATACCTGTTGCGCTATCGGTAAATGATGGCGCATATCTAGGTGTTCTGAGCAATGGTTTTCAAATTGTTTTTGCGCATCGTTTTTCATTAAAATTTCTTCCTTGGTACAAATCCGCCCACATCATCCTCAACGGTTTCAGACCAATCCCTATTTGATTCGTACATAGCGCCATTCTCAAAGCTTAAAACATGTTCGCCAACCTCATCATCTCGAACCTTCGCTTTTATTACTTTTACTAGCCCTTTATTGTTTGATTCTGGCTTGTGAACTTCTTCACGGTAAGGAAAAACAATAATATCAGCATCCTGCTCAATTGAGCCAGAATCACGCAAATCGGATGGTCTTGGTTCTCTCAGTGCTTTATCTGCTTCACGGTTTAGCTGTGAGAGTAGCAGAATAGGCGTTTTAAGCTCTTTTGCTAGTAACTTCATCTGTCTAGTTGCCTCACCCACTGAAAGCGCCCTAGAATAAGCGTCAGGCATTTTCATCAACGTTAAGTAATCAACAGTTATCAAAGCTAAGTCTGGGTGCTTCTCTTTAAACTCTCTGCACTTCTTTTGAAGTATTGGCATTGATAGCATTGGGTCATCATCAATAAATATTTGTTGCTTATCCAAGTCATCAAGGCTTTTTGTAAGTTGCGCCCATTGGTAATCAGTCAAATCTTCCTCGCCAACCTTTTTAAGTCTTCTTGTCGGTATTTTGGTAAAGGCTGCAACTTCACGCTCAAAAAGCTGGCCACCTTCCATTTCAAGAGAGAACATCAAAGTTTTTAAGCCTTGCTGTGCAACGTAGCGATTACAAAACAATGCTAGCGCAGTTTTACCCATGCCAGGTTGACCACCAGCAACAACTAAAGCAACCTTTTCGACAATTACATTCAAGCCTATATCTAGGTAACTCCCTTGCGGATTGTTTTGCCTTTCCTCGATTACATCAATGTAACCAGATGCAAGCTCACTAAATGGCTTTGGTGCCGTTTTGACGCTTGGCGCTAGCAATTGACTTAATTCGCTTAGTGACTGACTAACAACTTCGCGCTCAAACGGTTTACCGCCTTGTATCATTCCCAATATATTTTTTAATTCGTTCGCAGCAAGCTTGTCATTGTGCATTGATCGCACTTGCATTGCTGAATAAATCGGGTCTGATGTTGTCCCTGCCTTTTGGGTTGCTTCAATTAAATCTGAATATCCAAGCTTTCCACTAGCAACGTCATCAACGGCAACCAAGCTAACAGTAGAGCCAAACTGATCTAGTTGTTTAATCGTCTTGTAAACTTCAAGAGAAAACTTATCATCAATCATATCCTCGGTGATTATGTTTAATGCTTCCCTTGTTTTTGGGCTTACACCTTTTAACAACGCTGTAGACAATACAGCCCATAAGTTATCAATAATCATCGTTATATCGCTCCTGGTTTAAATATGTTGTTGCATGAAGTCTATCAAAGCCGATAAATCTATCATTGCCACTTTCCAAGTCTTTAAGTCTAAATTCAACATCGCTAACAATGTGATTGGTTAGCTCTGTTACTGTTTCATCATCCATTTTCTTAATAACCTTTTTCCAAGATTTAAGAGCTGATGCTTTTGCAACTTTCTTTGGGTAGGCTTTCCACCAATATTCAAAGCTATCTTCTTCAAGTTTTGCGCGAGCAATCTTTGATTGATCTAAATTATCTTTTTTATTCTTATCTAATCTAATCTTATCTTGCATGATGTTTCTTGATTCAATCATGACTCCATCATGACTTTTAAGTTTCTCAATTATCACCCTCATTTCTGGATTACTTGTCATTGACTTATCAAGTCGCCTAGCTAACTTCATGCAGGTTATTGTTCCTTGGCTATTTTCAAACAAGCCAAGCTCAACAAAATAGCGCATCATCTCTTCAACTTTTTGCGCTGTGCTTCCAACGTTCCTTGCTATTATTCTGGCGTCATGCTCAAGTTCAAATGTAATATTTTCCTTGTCAACTTTTCCAGCTATAAGCTCTATGCAGTACCAGTAAAGCCCGTAACCTTCTAAGCCGTAATCAAGTAAAACGTTTTGAAGTTTTGCATCTTGGTTTGCGTCTGTATCGTGTTTAATCCACTTCATTATTTTAAACCTCTAAAATTTTCACTCATCACAAAGCTTTCCATATCATCTACTTTTCCGATTTTGTATATATCTGATATGTTTCTGGCTTCATTCAAAAATAAGAATTTATTAATTCTTCTAATTGCGCTATCCATGTTTAAGTTGCAATACTCATAAAACTTAATTGATGTAGATGAGAAGTCTAAAATGTTTGATTTTGTTGCGAGTCCAAACCTCCTTGATTTGCATAATCTAACCGCTCTCATAGCTGAGCTAGGGGATACATTAAAAATCTCCCTATCAAATAACTTCGAACCTAAAAACAGGTGCGTTTGTTGCTCTACGGTCTTTGGTTTTTCCGCCTCCTCATAACCGAAAAGCTTAAAGTCAAATCCCTTATAATCTCTTTTTAATTGTGACACTCTTTCACTTGGATCTGCATTGGTAAAACCTATTTTTGACATCATGGGCTTACCATTAACTGATGCCACATACACAAAACCGTTGTCGCACTTCTTTTTAACTGTCATAATTACCTCGCTTTATCCTACTAAACTGCCAGTCTGACCCACTGGCTTTTATTTTCTAAGCTCTAATTGAAGTTTCTTTTTAAGTATTGTTGCTTTAGCCTTGGAGTCTACAAGCATTTGAATTTCTTCATCTGGTGACATGATCCCATCCTCGCTTATTAGCTCTTTTGGAATTTGATTGTATCTCTCCATAATCCCTTTGTAGTTTCGCTTAATTCTTCTTATGACCCTTTCATCGTTATGTCTTTGTGTGTTGCAATACTTGATTAAATCCATCAAGTCTTCTTTTGTCATATTCATTTTAATTACCTTTATTTAGTGTGTTTAAGCAATTATGCACTGTGCATAATATTGTGTCAACCATCAGGCACAAAAAAGCCGCAATTAAGCGGCTGTGTAACTATTTTCCCTACGGTTTAATTCTGACTCAGCCAATGGCTTGGTTAAAATTCCAGCATCAGACAATAAAAAACCGCCCGTAGGCGGTCTGGTTATTTTTATCATCCGCAATAAGGATGATCGCGTATTTGCTTTGGTTTATCTCTAAAACAAATATCTCTTTTATTGCACTTTGGTGTTGAGCCAGTTGTTTTGTTGTGCAACCACACTTCATCGCCAAACTCTGCGATTACCTCGCAATCAAACCAGTTAATTCCGCCACTTAATTTATACTGTTTATCGCTCATACTAACCTCCAACCTTAAAATTCTGCTTCCTTAACACAGTAATTATGTCACCTAACAAGTAAGTTAAGTCATCATAACTCCATGATTCAATTGTTACCTCGCCGTCTTCAATGGCTTCGCTTACATCAAAGCCCATACTTTCAAGCTCTTTGATGTTTTCTTTATGGTTTGGAAATGAACTCATACTAACCTCCCTTAATCATTTTGCGCTTCTAGCCACTTTTTACCCTTTCCATATAACCAGCCTTCTGGCTCGTATTCGTCAGTGTCATTTATCGCTGAGTGCATATAACACTCGATTTCTTCTGTGCATGACCAGTTACAGCTTTGAATGCACTCTACAATCTCTTGTACTAATTCTTTTGATACTAATTCACTCATTTCTCACTCCAATCAATCGACACATGGCCTGCGTCTGTAAAGTTAAAAGTAAATACCAGTCCGCACTTACCTTCGATTGTGCGCGTATTTACCTTGTTGTTTTTGCGCAGCTCCATAGCTTCGCGTGTTGCGTATAAAAGGCTTTGAGCTTGGAACTCGTTTAGCTGTGTGAATTTTGCGGGTAGTTTAATCATTTCTCAATGCCCTACATTCACCCACTCACCATTGAGCAGCCTCTTTATACCCTCACCAAATATTTTGTTTTCAGCAAACCTTTCTTCAACTCGGAAAATTATATCTGAATTGCCAGGATTTCCAGAAAGCTTAGCTTTTATTTCCCAGTACGGAAGAATTGCATTACTGCCAAAGCAACCTTGAACGAAAGCGTATGGTGATCCAAGCGCCTTATACATTGCGTGTTCAGCAAATTGCCTGTGGCTTCCCTTGGCATTAACTGCAATTACAGCGGTGTTTTGAAGGCAGTTTCTGCCCTCGATTGTATCTGCACCAAAAGAAATTTCAAAATACTGAATTTGCTCTAACTTCTTTTCGTGCCTCAAAGCATCATCTTCATTTGTAAAGCTTTTACCATCACTGCACGTATAAACTGTTTTTGTTTCTGTTGTAATACCCATCACTCACCACCCTTAATTTTTAATATCTCAGTCATTGCAATCATTAAGCTTTTTGAAACTTCTTTGCTATCCGCGTTTGGATTTACGTAGATTAAAGCTTCACCACTTTTGCTTGCTCGCATGGCTATTGCGGTTTGGTTATCTTCGCAATATTTTTTAAGTTGCTTGTCCATCACTCACCCCTTGCGCGTTTAAGTAGAGATTCGATTTCTTTATATTGGTATGTAAAATCTTCGATGCTGTCACCATCCATTAGGCTTATTGCTAGCTTTAACATTTCATACATATCAGCATGAGCTAGAGTTGCATTTTCAATGTACTCTATTTGATTTTCGCCCAGCTCATCATAGCGGTTCTGCATTATAGTGCCATGGCCTGCACTATCAAAATCAATCCCGTATGGGAATAGCTCGTTAAATTTCTCTCTCATCACTATCTCCTATTAAGTTTCGGTAACTGTAGCAGTTGCGGTTTAATTGTGCAATATGAAAATGTACAAAATATGTTGATATTTAATGTTGACAATTTACACACGCTGAATTAAAGTTACCACACCAAACGCAAAAGAGGTTTAAGTATGAAGAAAGGTATTAGGTTAGATTTGCCACATAGCGTGCACGAGCAATTAGCTAAACTTCCAGGTGGTAAAAAAGGCAATGCAGAAAGGCTGTTGATTGATTGGGCAAAAAGACAAGAAAAGAAAGGTTAGTGGGGTAGTGAAATGAGTAGTGAAAAGTTACTAAAAGAGTTGGAGCAAGCTAAAGCAAATGATGATGAAGCTTTAGTTTATGAGATTGAGCAAATATTGAGTGCAAGATCATGAAAATGTCAGATAAGTTAAATGATTTATTTGCTGCCTTATCTAAGTTTCAAGGTGAGCTAGAAAACGCAAGTAAGGGCAAGCAAGGCCATGGTTATAAGTATGCAGACCTTGCAGAGTGCATTAATGTTGCTAAACCGCATCTAGCTGCAAATGGCTTGGCTGTATCTCAAATGCTTGGTTCGGATGATCAGGGTAAACAGACGATGATAACACTGTTAAGCCACTCTAGCGGTCAATGGATTTCATCGGAGTTTGTCATGGTTAATGCTGTGCTTCAAGGTGGTAGCGGCAAAAACCCAGCCCAAGTATTAGGCTCTGCAATAACATATCAGCGCCGTTACGCTTACGCCGCTATAATCGGGCTAGCCCAGGAAGATGACGACGCGGCAAGCGTTTCTGGCTCGCCTAGAGCGCAAAACAATCAAGCACAGCAAAAGAATTGGTATAACGGTTTTGAGAATGATAAGCAGGGTATGATTGATCATCTTAATAACGGTGGTTCTGTGCAAGATATTATTGAAAACCTTACAGGTCAAGGCTTATCGCTTAGCAAAGAAACCATCAAAAAAATACAGGAGTTAGCACTGTGAACGTATTTATAGATATTGAGACAACACCAGACCAAACAGTCGGCGCAGTTGCGTCGATTGCTGAAAACCTAGAGGTTAAAGCGCCAAGTTTAACAAAGCCTAAGTTAATAGAAGCTTTAAATCTTGGTGATCAAGGCAAATATAAAACAGTTGATGAGTTAAAAGAGCTTTGGATTGCTGAATTTGCCGAATCAGAAAAAGAAAGCCAAGCCACTGAGCAATGGTTAAAAACTTCATTTGATGGTGGCAAAGGTCAGCTATGCTGTGTTGGTATTGCTATTGGCGACGACCCTGTAATCACTCTGACTGGCAGCGAAAAGCAAATGCTAGAAAGTATTAATGTACTTTTAAAAGAATACCCAAGCGTAACTTTTATAGCTCATAACAAAAAGTTTGATTTACCTTTCTTGTTCAAGCGCTTTGTTATTAATGGTGTTGAACCGCAATTTAGTTTTGATGCTTATGCTAAAAAACATATTTGCACAATGGAATTATGGGAAGGCTTTGGCGGTCGTATATCACTAGATAATCTAGCAAAGCAACTCGGGTTAGGTGGCAAGTATGAGGGCATGGACGGCTCTCAGGTTTGGCCAGAGTTCAAGGCTGGAAACATAGATAAAATTGCAGAGTATTGCGCTGATGATGTGCGTTTACTTCGTGAAATTTACAACAAAATTAACTTTATTAAATAGGAAAATAAAATGGCCCATACAATAGTAGGTAAATTAAATAAAAACGCTTCAATCTTTCAAGCTGGTGAGTCTACAGGTTTTGGTGTTCGTCTTGGTGTTAAATACTATGATCGTGAAACTAAACAGAATGAATGGACTAATTATGATTGTGCTATTTTTGCAAAGCAACCTAGTCAAATTCAGTTCTATCAAAATGCTTTAGTTGAAGGTAGTGTGATTGAGGTTTCTGGCGATGCTTTAAAGATTAAATCTTTTGATGGTCAGAACGGCCAACAGTTAAGCATTGAGATTTTAAATGCAAAGCTTGGTTATGTACATACTGGTCAGCAAGCGCCGCAGCAGCAGGCTCAATATCAGCAACCACAGCAGCAAGCACCACAGCAACAAGGCGGATTTGCACCACAGCAACATCAATACCAGCAGCAACAGGGAGGCTTCGCGCCACAGCAGAATAACAACCCGCCATTTTAAATTTGACTAAACCAGAGTAGTGAAATAATATTCAAAAAGGCATTGTCTCCCCAACTCTGCTATTTTACTACTCCATTACTTGCTAGCCATCTTTATGATGGCTTTTTTCTTTTTGTTATATCAATATAACTAAATGTTATTTCAAAAACTCATTTATCTTCGCTAGTATCAAGCTATCAACTAATGGAGATAAATATGAATAAATTTGAATACGAAAAAGCAGAGCAGATATTTGTTAAGTTGCTAGGCGGCAAGCTCATCAATATTGATGAGCATGGTTTTAGCAGAGAGTTTGCCTTTAATGCGCTTGGTGTTGATTACAAAGTTACTTGGTACCACAACCAGAGCTATCTGCTAGTCAACGGACTACAGGTCATGTTCTTTGATTGTGAGATCTCAAATACATGGCCTTCACCATCTGGGGCAAAAAACAAATTACAATTCCGCGACGCTTGCGGAAACTATGTTGCTGTTATTGTTTTGGAGTGGAGATAAACATGAAACTTACACCATCACTTCTAAGTCAGATTATTGACGAGAACGACATCGAAAACTTTCACGCTAACATTAGTGATGAAATGGTAATCCAAGTTAAGGCCGCTTACTCAATAGCAAATCAGAAACCAGCTAAAGACTCTTTAGTGATTCAGTGGCTTACTGATAAGGCTGAATACTTTCAATTCTCGTACAATCAATTTTTAGTTCGATATGAGAATGAAGATAACAGCTATTATGACTGGTCTGAAACAGATGAAATGCTTGGTATGGCTTGGCACTATGCAATTGATTTAAAGTCAACGTCGGCAGGCTGGCACGCTCAAAGAACCAATAAATATTTCACGCACATGAAAGCGTCAGTTGCGATTCTAGGTGTTATTAGCCAGCTAGATGAAGGTTATCATGCTTACGCCTCGTAACAAGCTTACAGATGAGCAAAAGCGGGTTCTAGGCCAGAATCCGCACCTGCAAAGCGGCAAGCTAGCAAAGCTTCTTGGTTTAAGTGTAAATACAGTTACAGGCTATAGAGGCAGAAATGGCGGCGTGAAATGGTCGTACAGTGGCGTAGGCATCCCGTTTTTTCACTTTGATAAATGGCAACACTCATCAAAGTGGCGAGTGAGATATAAAATGAAGCTTTTGTTTACTGGCTCTTTTGATAATGCGATAAAGGTTCAAGGTCAGCTCATTTGGATGCTTGAGAATGGCTTAAACCCATTTGAAGAAAAGCGAATTAGAAAACCAGTTAAAACAATATTAGACCCGTTTGCAGGTTTGGGATTTGGTGGCAAGCAATGAATGATAGAACTAAAAGCATCGAGCTTGCTTTAAAGTTAAATATTGAAAGCGACAAATCAATAAAAGAAATCTCTGAAATAACAGGTTGCAGCATTTACAAAATTAAAGCTGAAAGGAAGAGGTTAGGCTTAACTGGATCTTACAGGCAGATAAAAGCTAATGAACTAAAACTTTTAATGTCTGATATGCCAATCAAAGAGGTTGCAAAAATCCTAAATATGACAGGCGAACACGCATCTCAATATAGATATAGATACAAAAAGAAAATAAGGATTGAAGCGTAGTGAATTACTTAAATGACCAGGCAGACTTAATTGATAGTCTAGTGTTAAAAATGCACGCACCGCTCAATTGCGGCGAGATGCACGTGTTGCGAAAAAACACACTAGACTTTACTAAGCGCGCAAGATATGAGCACTCTAAAAGATGCGAGTTATTGCGCAAGATTAGAACCGCACAAAACACAATGAATGAAGTGCTAGAGCTTGAGCTTTTGAGGCAACTAGCAAAATTGGAGAGTGACAATGCTAACACTTGAGCAAAAAGCAGCGCGCCATAGATTGATTAAATCAATAGTAAATAGACGCAACAAAGAAAAAGCTGCAAAGAATTTGGAGCGCCGCAGAAATGCGGAGGATGTGCTTTATTTAAAAGAGCGAGGAGTTGAGTAATGAGTAACTTTAAGTTTGGTCAAGCAAGTCTAAATAGACTGCAATCAGTTGATGAGCGATTGCAGAAGATAGCAAGTCTCGCCCTATCAATAAGTAAGGTTGATTTTGGCATACCTTCAAGCGGCGGACTTAGAACCGCAGAAGAACAAAATAGACTTTATCATGGCGGTAAATCTCAGCTTGATGGGTATAAAAGAAAAAGCTTTCATCAGACAGGAAAGGCGCTAGACGTTTACGCTTTTGTTAATGGCAGGGCAAGTTGGGAAAAAGAGCATTTAGCAATGGTTGCTTGCGCAATGCTTCAGGCTGCGTCAGTGCTTGGTTATAAGCTTGAGTGGGGCGGTCATTGGCGTAATTTTGTTGATATGCCGCACTTTGAGTTGAGTGACTGACATGACAGCACACATAGACAGCCAAGAGCAAGAAACAGAGCAATGCGAATGTAACCCTCATGATTCGCACGCTCTAGTTAAAGAAAATATCAAACTAAGAAAGAGGATAACCGAGCTTAATTTTTACTGCTTTGTTATGTTCTTTTTATTATTAATCGCAGTTATAGCGAGGTTGACACAATGAGTTTGTTGGCAGGAATAAAAGCAATTTTTACAGGTGGATTTTTTAGCACCGTTGAAAGCATTGCCACTGAAATGATTGAAACTAAAAAAGAGTCTGCAGAAGCGCAAACTTTAATGTTAAAGGTTCTAGACCCTAACGGCATCATGCGCCGACAATTGAGTCGATGTGTAACTTTCTTTTATGGCGTTTATCTTTTTACCATGCTTGGTTTGTTAGTCTGTGAGTTTTTCGGATTTGTGCCAAGCGGGCAAACTCCAGAGCAAGTTGCCGCAGTTACTCAAAAGCTAGGTGAGTTGTTTGCACCAATAACCACGGCTTTCGGAATGATTATTGGTGCGAGTTTTGGTGTTAATTTTTACAATGTAAAAAAAGGTAGTTAGCAAGTAATGAATTACCGATTTGGCCCTACAATTGGAAGCAGGTTAAAAGATTGGATTAAAAATAAATAAAGCGCTCATGTAGAGCGCCAGTATGGTGCAACCTCTAGCTGTGCATCTTTAGGGGATTAATAGAGCTGTAAGTTTGCTATCTTAATCCAACTAATTGAGACGCACTATAATCAGCTTGAGATTTTACCGGCCTATGATAGACCGTTGCCCAACCCACAAGCGTGGCTTGTTCTGCATTAGTGTATGGAGTATTACTGCTGTCAGTTAGCACAAGTTTAGCATCTACGTTGGCATTGGTTGGGGCGGGAGATATTGCATACGCGCCAATGTTGCTTGCCAATAGTTCATACTTAGAGTTGTTAGCCCCCGCATTCAAAGTCACACTCTTAACTGGAGTGTCGTCTAAATACAGCCACAACTTATCAGTGCCTGACGATCTACCGGAGCACACTATGTCTACTCTAGTTATAAATACGTTAGAAGGTAGTGTTGTTGAAATAGGTGCGCCACCAGAGTTTATTCGGTATATGCCAGATGTGTCTGTTCTACCTATAATTGAATTATCTAAATATCCAAAACCCCTCTCATCTATAGGTATACCCCAAGTTCCGTTTACAGTCCTGTTTGAGTCAGATACCAACATGGTTGTGGTTTTAAAACCAGAAGATACCACGCTGCGTATGTCCCCAGATGAAAGGCCATAGCTAACTATTGGTTGACCTCCCTCAAAGCTACAATTTTTCAACCTAGCCGTTCCTTTTCTACTTGCAGTCAAGGTGTTAACTGTCCACAGTCTAACCCCTTTAACAAGGGTGCTATTTTCGAGGTCTATACTAGCTGCCTGCCGTAAAGAAAGCGCTGTATGACCTGTCTTACTTCCAGAACCTGCCAGTTGGTTCATGCCTTTCACAACAAAGTCTGAGTGCTCAATATCAAACCAATTACAGTCAGTTCCACGCATTTCGAACCTAGAGGAAATGTGTATAGTTGCTATAGAGAACGCAGCATCATTGTTATTCTTCGCAGAGAACACGGTGTTATTATTACCTAGACCTATTATATCTGAACCAGTTATGTGCATTGATCCTGACCAGTTTTTCTTAAAGCTAAAGAACGTAGCATGGTCTCTACCAGTTAGTATGCTTGTATCATTGAAAGACCACGAAACCGCCTCTGTATTATCCAAAGAGAACAGATTTTGAAATCCATTTATTGAACATTCATTGACACTGAATCTGTCAGCAAGAGTGCTACCACCACAAGAGAACACCGTCTCGCAACAATTTTCTGTAGCATTAGGTTGTACTGATCCGCACAATATTTCAACCTCAGAGAAGTTACCACCCCCTATTCTTACGTTAGTAGTGTCACTGCCGAAACCGAACACGGTACCACTAACATCAGAGTTGCCTGTGATAAGTATTTTAAGTTTGTTTAAGTTTAATCTTCTTGCATTGTTGAAGTTATAGTTGCCAAACAACTCTTGAGCACCCCCCCTATTCCATATAAATTGCCCGTTATTTATGGAGTAATGGTATGTGCTACCATCATCTACATGAGCACCAAGAGGATTCTCACCACTAATTATATAAGAGTTATTCTTTAAATCTAGATTACCAGCCTTGGTGTAAGCTGTATTGTCATCCTGTTTACCAATCTCTTGAGCATAAGTTAGCGCCCTTATAATGCTGGCAGTGCTGTCGTGACCAGCCACAGGTGTTTCCCAGTCCATCTGAACTGTCGTGTTAAAAGGTATCGCACCCCAACCCCTCGGGTCTAGCTCGTTTCTCATATCGAAAACATCTAACTCTACGGCTTTCAACACGCCATTACTAGAGCCAATGGTATATTCCATAAAAGTATCTGGGGTATTTCCGATAGAAGTTATTGTGCTGTTATCTGGAGATCCCTCCCATATAACCAGAACTTTAAGCCCACTTACCGTGTCAACTCTAATCCTTTCAACGCCAGATGGTAAAACATCCCCTACAGCTAAAGCCGATGAGGTTACAAGGGGGTAAACAGCACCTATCAAGGAAGCTTGAATGCTGTCTATTGACAGTTGTTGATCGCTGTAACTAACTTGCTTGTATGCTGGTTCACTTGGTACGGTTCCAGCTGCAACAGTATAGCCACCCTCTGATATTGTCTGAGTGTAAATCCAATCGTTACCGCTAGAATCTGCAACAGTTTGCGCGTTGCTTGTTAGCGTACCCCCAGTTGCAAAATCAAAACCAGCAGGTGATAGATTAAAGTTAATTGCTAGCGCATTAAATTGATCTTGCAAATCTTTAGTTACATCATCAATTCGATTATTAAAGTAATCAGGGCCAACAACAGTAATTGGTGTAACTTGGCTTTGATATTCTGCATTGTAATCGCCAGCATCAACAAAGAAAGTAAACTGACCTTTTGAGTTTGTTACGTTAGATAGTCCATCTTGAGAAATTTGCGATGTACCTGCTAAATCGCGATAAATACTCGCCAGCGTACCGTTAGCTTTTTTAATGTAAACAGGTTGATTGTTTACATAGTTTTTACCATTATTACCCGCATCAGTTAGCGCGCCTATGGTTATAGTAAATGATTGTAATGCCATGTTTTAGTCTCTCTTTCCGCGTATTGTTGCGTCATTGT